ATGCGTGTTTGTTCCCCGGAAGATCAACAAGGGGGTTTTGTATTGTTTAAATGTTGTGGAAGGCCTATTAAGCCAAAAAGGTTTACTTTCACTGACGAAGACGGCCTGAAAGTTCTAAAAGTCGGTTATTGCAAAAATTTAAACTGTGCGATTTTAGTACTTGAGATGGAAAAGATCAGTGTTTTTGGCAGGTCAGAAAAAACTACACTGCGGGGAAAGCGGGCTCACAGGTTTCTGGAAGAAAACAAAGACAGGCTTCAGGAAACAAAAGTCCACAGGGAATATCGGAAAAACACTGCAAAAGGTTTCCATTATTCCAACACTTTCTGGGATTTAAAGAAAAATAAAATCCGCCAGGAAGTCAGGGAATTGGCAACAGACAGGCTTATCAGCAGGGAGGATACAGATTTAATTGCAGTATAACTTACTGTATTTAGTACTTAATACCTGGAATACAGTCTAATTTCCAGAAGTTACAGGGGTATTTGCCCCTGTCTTTATTTTTTACCCAAAATTTATGACCGGGGAAATTTCTGATTTTCAGAAATTATATTTCTGATAGGGTTTTATCTGATTTCACAAAATACAAAATTTTTGTTTTATTACAGCCCACAGAATTCGTTTTAAAGCCCGGTTATTTTCCGGACATAATTATAAGGTCGTAAAACAGGTAAAACGTTCAAAATTACATAATAAATGTTATCGGTTAAGTTTTTGTTCCAGTTATGGTAAATTCTCTTGCAACCTTTGCGATAAGTTTTTATGCGTTATAGCATATTCCCTTATTTTCACAAAAGTTTTCATTATCTGGATATTTACAGCTATTGTTCTTTTTGTATTTAAGGCGCTGGAAAGCATAGCAACTCTCTGTTCAGCAAAAACGTAAGGATTATAACGCTTTCTCCCCTTCCTTCTTTTAACATTCCAGTTTGGAATCTCAAAGACTTTCATTCTTTATCATTGAGTTGAAACATGAATTCTTCAGGGAATCTTTCTTATATTTCGCTTTACAGCCTTGTTTAAAAACTTAAAACAAATCGGCAAAGCGTTTTGCCGGTTGATTTTTATATAAACGACTAATATAACCAGAAATACAAATATCAACTATGGTAAAAAAACTCACTGAAAAGCAAAAAGACTTTTGCAAAAATTTTGTTAAAACAGGAAATTTAAAAGAATCAGCAAAAAAAGCAGGTTATAAAGACTCTACCATAAAGCACCGGATACCTTGTCTGCTGAAAGATCCTAGTATAAAAAACTATATGGAAGAACTGAAACAACAGGAATATTCCCGTGAAGAATACATAAATGAACTGGACCGGGTGATGGAGCTTGCCCTGAAAGCTGAGAATGCAAGTATTTTAATAAAAGCCATTGAAGCCAAGGGCAAAGCATTCGGGTTTGACAAACTAACCGCTGATGATCTGAAAGAAAACAGGAAAAACGTAGTTAAGGATGATTTATTTAAAAGGATACAGGAAAAGGTGGATGTTTTCGAAAAATTTAACCATCCCGGCGCTCAAAGCGATATACCAGGCGACAATTCTTGAAAATCCATACATTCCTTTCTTTCCTACAGACAAACAGTTTAAGTTCCTGCTTAATTTTGAAAAAGAAATACTTTACGGCGGCGCAGCTGGCGGGGGGAAGTCCGTTGCCTTATTAATGGCAGCGCTGATGTTTGCGGAAGTTCCGGGTTATAAAGCCCTGGTCTTAAGAAGGACTTATCCCCAGCTGTCTTTGCCCGGGGCATTAATTGACCTTGCGCATACGTGGTTGAGTGAAACTGATGCGAAGTGGAATGATAAGGATAAAAAATGGGTATTTCCTTCCGGGGCAAGCCTGCATTTTGGGTTTTTAAGGACAGAACAGGATAAATATCGCTATCAGGGTTCAGCATATCATTACGTGGCTTTTGACGAGCTGACCCAGTTTACTGAATCCCAGTATACATACTTGTTTTCCAGAAACAGGAAAATAAGGGGGGCTAAAGTCCCCCTGCGTTTCAGGAGCACATCCAACCCCGGAGGTATTGGTCATGAGTGGGTAAAAAACAGGTTTTTAACAGAAGCGAAACCCGGCAGGGTGTTTATTCCGGCAGGTATAAAGGATAACCCTCACTTGAACCGGGAAGAATACGAAAAAAACCTGGACGAATTAGACCCCATAACCAGAAGACAGCTTAAAGAAGGCGACTGGGAAATTGCGCCAAGCGGGGATTTCTTTAAGCGTGAAAAATTTGAGATTACAGGGAGTTACCCTGCAAAAGCGAGGTGTATAAGATACTGGGATTTAGCGGGAACAGAGTCCGCTGCCGGGAAAGACCCGGACTATACAGCAGGTGTGAAAATGTGTGAGTTTAACGGGGTTTACTGGATAGTCGATGTGGTAAGAAAAAGGCTTTCCCCTGTGGGGGTTGAGGAGTTAATCCGACAGACAGCAGAGCTGGACGGGGTTCGCACAGAAATCTTTATAGAGCAGGAACCGGGAAGTTCCGGAAAAAACACCATAAGCCACTACGCCAGGAATATTCTTAAAGGCTATTGCTTTAAAGGGGTAAAAAGCACAGGCAGCAAGATTACCCGGGCAAAACCGCTTGCCTCTGCCGTGGAGAACGGAAACGTAAAACTGGTTAATACAGGGTGGAACAGGGATTTTATAGAAGAATGCGCCGTCTTCCCGCAAAAAGGTTTCCATGATGACCAGGTTGATGCGGCAAGCGGTGCTTTTGAGCAATTAAGCAGCCCCGGCGCAGGCAGGATTATTAATCAAAAACTGGACAGATCATCGAGAATTACACGAGGGTATTGAAGTTAAATAACTCTATTTGATAATTAACTTAATAATCAGTTGATTGCATGATGTGTTTATATGAAAATTTGTTAACGTGAAAGATATAAATTTGTCAATTTTTTGCAAATTTGAACTTTATATGAATATATTCCATAATTTAATAGCGAAATAAATAAAGGTCAAAAAAATGCTTGTAGAATTCAGGGTCAAAAATTTTCTTTCGTTTAAAGATGAAGTTGTATTTTCTATGCTTACATCCGGCAAGAAAGAACATCCTGAAAACTTGATTCCTTTTGACGAAGCTAAGGACGAATATTTAACTAAAGCGGCTTTAATATACGGAGCAAATGCTTCAGGTAAGACTAATTTGCTAAAAGCAATGCACTTTTTATGTGTTAATGTTCTAAAATCAAAAGATCTTTCAACCTCTGAAAATATAGATTTAACTTCATTTTTATTTGATGAAAAAACACCTAAACAACCGGCATCATTTGAAATAAAATTTATAAGAGGTAGTGTTCTTTATATTTATGGGTTAGAGCTTGATTCTGAAAAGATTCATAAAGAATATCTTTATGAAACACCGAAAAAAAAGTTTAACGCAAGACCTATAAAGATTTTTGAAAGAGAGGATAATCAAGAATTCAATTTAAATAATAATGTAAGCAAGTTAAAAAAGAAATACTTAACCGAGTCTGCCCAAAACCGTTTATATCTATCTGTTTCTGGATTTTGGCAGGATAAGGATGTTCTAGAGGCATATAAGTGGTTTGAAGAGAATGTAATAACTTTCCTTTCAGGTTTTACTAATTTAAAAGAACCTATTTTTGGTTATACAAAAAGAAGGTTAATAAATGAAAGTAATAAACCAGAAAAAAAATATTGGGATAAAATTATTGAATTTTTTAGCAAGATAGATTCAGGGATAACAGGCTTAGCTTTATCAAAAGCAGATTTAACGGAAATGGAAAAAGAAATACCTAAAGACTTTTCCGAAAATGAAAGAAAAGAAATTTTAAACTATATTAAAAATAAATCATTGGTGCTAGAGAGTGTTCATAAAATTGAAAATAAAGAATATTTATTGCCTTTTGATGAATTTGCGTCTTTAGGTACTAAAAAATCTCTTGATTTAATTGGTATACTTGTTGATTTAATAGAAAAACAAGGGGTTTTAATAATGGATGAACTTGAAAATAGTTTACATCCAGAATTAATTAAAGTACTTTTAAAACAAATACAAAAATCAAACTGTAATGTTCAAATTATTTTTACCACTCATGACACAACATTAATGCAACTTGATATGTTTAGAAAGGATCAATTCTGGTTTGTAAATAAACACCCTAAAAAACAATACAGCGAACTTTTTTCCCTGGCAGATATACAAGGAGTAAGAAGTAATGAAAAAAATTTACAAAAAAAATATTTGCTGGGAAGATACGGAGCTTTTCCATATATTAGGGATTTGGAAAAGGTATTATGTAAATGAAACCAACATACAAAAGGACAGGGGAAACCAGAAAGCAAACACCTTTAATACTTGTGGTTTGTGAAGATAAAAATGTTGAGCCAGCATATTTCAACAAACTAAAAGAGGTTTACAGTAATATTCTTGAAAAAAAAGGTAATAAGAGAACAGACCCTGTTAACATAGTTAAAAGAGCAATTCGGGAAAGAAAAAACCTGCTGGAAAACGATAAAATTTCGCCTTATTCAAAAACCTGGTGCGTTTTTGATGTTGACAACAACAACCAACAGCAAATTTATGATGCTTTAAAATCAGCCAAAGATAATAAAATTAACATAGCACTGTCTAACCCTTGCATAGAATTCTGGTTTTTATGCCACTATAAGAACCCAAGTTCAAGAAAATATAGCAACTCAGACGAAACACTTGAAGCTTTAAAACAAAAATGCCCTGCTTATGATAAGACTAAAAAAACTATTACCCATTTAAAAGAATTTTTAAATTATGTTTCACAAAAGAAAATCATTAAAAACGCCATAAAAGAAGCGAAAAAGATAAATAAAATACATTCAAGCCCCGACAAATATCATCTAAGCAGAAATCCATCTACGAATATTGTTGAATTAATTGAAGAAATTATTAATGAAGAATAATTTTAGCCTACAGAATACATAAAGTATTTAACTGTTTTATAGTCACTTACAATCTTTTCAACAAAACGTCCTGAAAGCAATCAGGACGTTTTTTAACAAGGTTTTATGCTTATACCGATTTCAATAAGTAATCTTGAAATGAAATTAATAAACATAAATCGGTATGGCGAAGCGGGAGTGACGTTTTCAGAAAAATCCGGCTTTGCCGTGCGACAGCAGAGAGCCGAACTCATTTGCCGATTTTTCCGAAAACTAACTTATTCTAATATAAAAATAGCCATACATAAAGAGGTAACACATGAATTTACTCGATTTTTTCAAAAACAGATTAACAGGTAATTACGGGGAAAAAGCGCCGTCAAAACGCTATTACAAACAGGCGCCGCCTTTATTGGGAAAGGAAATCGCCAAGCGGGAAAGGGTTGACCTTAACCTGATACTCGATTATCTTCCTGACCCGGACGAAATTTTAAGCAACACCGGAAAAGACATCAGCGCATACAGGAAATTAATGGTGGACTCCCAGGTAAGGGCCTGCGTAAACAGCAGGAAAGCCGGGACTTTAAGTCTATTATGGGACATTGACCGGGGCAAGTCCAAATCAAGACAGACAAAGATTATCAGGGATTTATATTCTAATTTGGATATCAACGCCCTGAACCATGCGATACTTAACGCTCCGATGTTCGGATTTCAGCCTATAGAAGTCATCTGGGGCAAAGTGGGCAAATACATCCTGCCGGTGGATCTTATTCCCAAGAACCAGGAATGGTTTATATATGACAAGGACGCAAAACTCAGGTTATCCGGGCTTAACAGTTCCCTGAACGGTGAGATTTTACCGGATAAAAAGTTTTTAACCCCGACATACAACGATATAAACAACAAGTATTATAATCCGTATGGGGACAAGGTTTTATCCTCATGTTTCTGGCCGGTAACTTTTAAAAAGTCCGGGTTTAAATGGTGGGTAACGTTTGCGGAAAAATACGGTATGCCCTATATAGTAGGCAAACTTCCCCGCTCAACAATGGATTCTGACCGGGAAAACATGAAAAACCAGCTGGAAACCATGGTTATGGATGCGGTGGCTGTAGTCTCTGATGATGCCCAGCTTGATTTTATAGAACCAGGGGGCAGGAATTCCAGCTCTGAATTGTATGACAAGCTAATAGTTGCCTGTGACCATTCCATATCAAAAGCAATCCTGGGACAAACCCTGACCACCGACGGAAGCCACCGGGGCAGCGGCTCTTATGCGCTGGGCAAGGTTCACTCTGATGTCAGGCGGGATATAGTCACATCTGACAAGAAAATTGTGGAAAGGGCGCATAACCGGCTTATCAGATGGATATGGGAAATTAATTTTAATTACGGGGAAATTCCGGTATTCTCTATGTTTGAGGAAGAAGATGTTAACAAAACACTTGCGGAACGTGATGAAATCCTTGTTAAACAGGGCATTAAGTTTACTCGCTCTTATTACATTAACAATTATGGACTGGCAAATAAGGATTTTGAGATTAAAAGCACAGATTCAGAATAACCCTTAATGTCATTCCGGGGAAAGCGCTCTACACTTGACATAAAAGGCTTTAAGGGGCAGTTCATACTGGCTGGACAGATTGCCACAGGCTTCTTTAACAGCCTTCGCAATAACAATACGCACATTTTGTAAGTTTAGTAATAAGGGGATGGTGAATGAGTATAGATGTTGATTTTAAGGAGCTGTTAAGCCTGGTTAACCGGGCGGAAAAGAAGTTAATCAAGCTTCGTCCTGTATTAACCGGGTTGAGTGGCGGAATAAATGCCCCGTCTTACAGCGGGGAGCTTAACCGATATGCGGCTTTGAAACTATACAGCAGTTATGGGCAAAAAAAATCAAAATTCCGACACAGGCCGTTTCTTAACCTTACAAAAAAAATCTAAACTGGCACTTAATTAAAGACTTTTGGGAGAAATAATCTATGAATTTTTTTGAAAACCAGTGGGTCGAGGTTTTCCGAGCGGGGGTGCAAACTGATTCCTCCGGCAACACCAGAAAATGGACAACTTCTGACCTGAAAAAAATAGTAAACAACTACAACGCACAAAAACACGAAGCCCCGGTAGTGGTCGGGCATCCAAGAGATAACACCCCGGCATTCGGCTGGGTCGAAGCGCTTAAAACTGACGGCAAAATACTTTTTGCCCGGTTTAAAGAGCTGGTTCCGGAATTTATTGATGCGGTTAAACGGGGTATGTATAAAAAACGCTCTATATCTCTATACCCTGACCTTACCTTAAGGCATATAGGGTTTCTGGGGGCAGTCCCGCCAGCAGTAAAAGGGCTGGCAGACATAAAATTCAGTGAAAACAACGGCAGTATCACACTGGAAACTGACACAAAAAAAAAGGAGTCAAGATTTATGGCAGCAAATCCAAAAGGGGAGAAAAACAACTATATCCCTCAATCTGTAAAAGACAGGGAAATTAATGAGCTGAAAAACCAGCTTAAACAGGAACAGCGCAAAAACAGGCGCATAGAATTCAGGGAGTTTGTTAACGGCCTGCATTCTGAAGGAAAAATTGTTTCTGAACTTCAGGACACAGTTATTGACCTGATGGAAGCGCTTTACGAACTCGGGGAATACAATTTTTCTGAGGGTAAAAGCAAAGCTATCAGCAAATTTAAGGATTACCTGAGAAAACAGCCTAAAATGGTGGAGTTCGGGGAAAAGGTAAAAGAAGAGATGGTCAGCCAGTCCACAGCTTCCGAGCAGTTGAATATTCTGGCGATAGAACGGGCAAAAGAAGATAACCTGAGCTACAGCGACGCATTAAGCCTTGTCCAGGCGGAATATCCTGATCTTGCAGAAAAATCCGTACAGGAATTATAAATTAATTCCTTATACTGTTAAGATACTGGAACAAGTTCAGCATGACGCAGAGAAGCGGGGTCTTTTCGCTCCTTTGCGCAAAATAATGTTTATATAAAAAATTAAAGAAAAAGGAGATAAAAACTATGGCATTTCAAAGTTCACCGGTACTGGATTTCAGCTTTAAAGCAGCTGAAGATTTAAGTTCATACCAATATCACTTCGTAAAAATAAATACCTCAGGACAGGCAAGACTGCTTGATTCAGGCGATGAACTTCCTGACGGCGTATTACAAAACGCCCCGGAATCAGGGGAAGAAGCAACTGTGAGAATTTTAGGAATTTCTAAAGTTGTTGCCAATGCGGCATTAGACGAAGGAACCTTTATAAAAGCTGAATATATAAGCGCAAGCGATTGCGGCAAGGCGGCTGACGCTTCCAGCACAGCAAGTTTAACCATGGGCCGTGTCGTAGGCGCTTCCGATGCAGAGGATGACCTTTGCAGCGTAATTTTAACACCTTATGTAGGCTTATAATTTCTTACCACACACAATCACCGAAATCAATATTTAAATAAGGAGAAATAATATGGTATTAGGAAAAAATATTGTTACAGCAAGCGCATTAAGAAACGCTTCCATCTTTTATAATACGCCGGAATTTATTGCAAATCAGGTTTTTCCGGTTCTCCAGGCAAATTCACCTACCATGAAAATTACCAAATACCTTCCTGCTGACTACTTCAGAAATGATGCTGATGTCAGGGGCGAAGGCGGTGAAGCTAAAAGAGGCGGGTTTAAAACTACAGAAGTAACTTACAGCGCAATTGAAACCGCATACGCTGTTCCTATTACAGACGAATTAAGAAGAAACGCCAAAAAACAATCAGCCCAGCCCCTACAACCGGACATAGAAGCTGTAGAGCTGGCAAAAAGAAAAGTCCTTCTTAAAAGGGAATCTGAAGTTGCTTCCCTTATAACCGCAGCTACATGGGCAGACGGGGTTTCCGGCGGGGAAGACGCCGCAGGAGCCTGGGCATCAGATGCGGGCACCAACACGTTTTTAGCTGATATTAAAACCGCTTTACAGGCTTTAAGGGGCAAAGGTATTGCTTCCGGCTCCAATATGGAGATCAGGCTACTTCTTGACGATCTGACCTTTGATGAAGTAACCGAGATTTCAGGAGTTAAAGACCAGTTCAAGTATACTTCCGCTGAATCCATCACCCCGGATATGCTGGCAAGAATGCTGAAAATCGACAAAGTTATTGTGCCTTCGGTTATCGAAAATACCGCCAAGGAAACAAAAGCCGGAACAGAGTTTACCGCATCCAGAGTATGGAAAATCAATGCCAACAAAGGTATGGCTTTATTATACGCTTACCCAAAACGCCTTGGTTTAAGGGTAATGTCAGCCGGTTTAATCGTAAATGACAGGTTTGACGAAGAAGAAGGCGGCGGACATGAAAGAGTAATGAAGTGGAGAGAAGCCCCTAACCACCAGGATGTTTATGAAGTGGCGGAACTTCGTGACCAGCTCCAGGTGTGCGCTGATGCGGCTTATATGTTCAAAGACACCATTGCAACATAATATGAAACAACTTATTAAAGAGGCTAAATTATGAGCTATTGTTCAACAAGCGATATACAAGCAGTCATCGCAAACAATGACCTGATACAATTAACTAATGATTCCGGCGGGGATACTATAGATACAGCCACAATAACAGAAGCCATCAACTATGTTGATAACATAATTGACGGCTACTTAAGGGGAAGATACGATCTTCCCCTTACATCTGTGCCTGATGAGCTTAAATACCTGGCTGTTGATTTTGTGGTTTACAAGTTATACAGCCGCAGGCTGTATACAGAAATCCCGCAAAGTATTAAAGATAACCATATAAATGTTATAAAAACCCTGAAAGATATACAGACAGGAATTTTTAACCTTGGTATTGAAACAACCGAAGCTTATGACAACCCTGCTTTAAAAATCAACAAAACCAGTTCTTCAGGGTCAACCAACAAATTTTACAACTCAGATAAATGGGATGAGTATGATTCATGAGCATAAAAACCATTGAAAACAGCATAATAACCCAGTTACAGAACAATGTGTCCGACCTGAAAATAGAGGGATTTCCGGATAAGCCCGCTGATTACCAGCTCCTGCACTCAAAAGGGGCTGTGCTTGTCCATTTTCAGGGAGCAACATACAACGAGCCTGAAGAAACGGTCTTTACCCAACAGGATGTTACTCTGGAATTCGGGATAACTTTATTAATAAAAGGACTTCGGGATAAAAACGGAGCATATACATATATAGACACCATAATATCAACTTTAACAGGTTACAGCCCTACCGGGTGCAACAAAATGTATCCTGTGAAAGTTGATTTCCTTGCGGAAAAGGAAGGGATATGGCAGTATACCCTTTCTTTTTCCGTACCCACAGAGAATTTTTCATAATAATGGTATTGTCCCGGAACTCGTTTCGGAATCTTAAAATAAATGCTGATAAAGTATAATCTGATCCATAAAAACTTTCCTTAATAGTATGATGGAAAGATGCTGAAACAAGTTCAACATGACGAGAAAGTCTTTCAGGATGACACCTTAGTAAAAACAAAACATTACAATAAGTGCCCGGGCACTTTTGCCCGGGCAATAAAAATAACGGGGAGATAAAAATGGCAATAAGCAAAACAGCCGCTTTCCGCGGAATTTCTGACTGCAAAGTTGCGGCAGTTACCGCAGACACCACGGCTTCCTATACAAAAGGGACTCTTTATGATGTTCCTATACAAAATTTAAGCATCACAGAAAACCGGCAAAACTACGAATTAAAACATGACGACCAGGTACAGGCGCTGGAATCCGTCCTGCAATCAGCTGACATCAGCGGGACCATCGCCCGTGTTCCACTGGATATATTAAACATCTTCACCGGCGGAGAGGTTACAGCTTCCGGCTCAGATACAACTGAAGTGCAGACCTATGACCTGGATTATGACGACAGTCCAAGCTACTTCTTTTTGGAACTGGTTTCCGCTAAAGCCCACGCTGATGCGGGAGATGTAACCGATGTCCATATACAGTTTAAAAAATGCAAGATCCAGAGCCTTGATTTCAGCGTAGAAGACGGTTTTGCCACAATTAATTTTGGCGCAAAAGCCATAAGAAGTTTATACGACGGTCAGATCAAGTCTATTGTGTTCAATGAATCCTCAACTGCGATCAGTTAGGATATTTCCTCCTCCTCTTAATGAATACAATATTAATTTTCGGTTGTTCTGACCGTATTGCGGATTGGCGGCAGGGGCTGACCAGCTGGCAACACCAGCAGGAAAGAACTTTTAATACCGCCAGTCCATTTTCTAAACTCGAGGAGGCGGTTTTTGACCGGATAAAGGTATATCCTTCAATCGGTCTTAATCGTTTCCCCGAGTTTTTTCCTTTTGTGGACTACTGGCTGTGGATTGATAATAAAAATTTCGGCAACTGCATATATAAGCGCAATAACAATGGTGATTTAATCGCAAAGAGATATTATAAACCTTATTTCAAGTTTAAACCCAACATAGAGCTGTTTGGAGCATATACTGTAACTTCGTTTGCCCTTGATTTTGCCGTAAAACAAGGTTATGAACGGGCGGTTTTATACGGAATCCTTGACGGGGAATATAAATTAATCGAGAAAAAAGGCTTTCACGTGGGCCACTGGGATTTTAGCTACAAACATTTTTACGATGACAAATCCCGGCGGGTACCCATGCAGAAGTTGCAGCAGTTTAAAAGCATTATTAACAGCTATAAAGATAAAATAGAAGTAGAAATTCCTTATATGACAATTTGAAAATGAGGTATAATAACAGATTATGACAAATATAGATTGGTCAAAAGTAAATAAGGAAAAAGCTGAGTTTTTATACAGCCTTTCAGAAAAAGCTTTAAATTCAACCTTGTAAGCAAAAGCTATTCTTGAAGAAAAGGCTTTTCGGCTGATTGTTGCTTTAATAACTCTCTTTACTTTTGCTATTGGTATCTTTATAAAAAATTCTGTAACTACGCCAGATTATACTCTTTTAACTCCTTTATTTATATTTATTATTTCTATTGCTCTTGCTATTTTAAATTGTTTAAACATTTTAACCCCTAAAAATTATTATAAATCTGGCAATCATCCAGATAATCTCTGGGTAGAAGAACTTCTTAAACAAGATTATAAATTTATATTACATAATGAATCTTTATATCACAGAAAATATATAAATAATAATAACTATCAAAATACTAAATTATCAAAACTTTTTAATGACGCATTATTTTTAAGTTATTATTCAACAATTTTTTGCTTCCTTTTATGGCTTTTCTTATTATTTAGTTTGTAAATTATTTAAATTTTCTGAATGATTTATTGGCGAATTTGGTTTATTAACTGGAATAGGTCGCTCCTGAGGTTTTGGTTCTGTTCTATCTGAACTTGCATTGTTATTTGACATTATTTAATTTCCCTCCACCTTAATCAAGCTACATCCTGGTCTTTTTTAAACAACTCTTTATATAGACTATCTATTCGCATATTTACAACTCTCATTTCCTGCCTGAGATCCCTTATCTCTTGTTTAAGGTCTTTTATTTCTTCCTTTAAAACAAAAGATTCAGACCTGATTTCTTTTTTAAACTCACTCATCTGGCTTCTGACTTCAGTTCTAACCTGATTATGAAGCTGAAGCATCATTATCAGAAGGCCTAAAAAACCAACGATAACTGTTAATAAAGTAACTAGGGAGATTATCAATTCCATTATTACTGCTCCAAATTAGTTTTAACTTATTATACCAGAATTAAATTGAAAATATAAGGAGAAGTTATGAGCAATTTAGCGGACATCAGGGAAAAGAAAATCCCTGTAAAAATCGGCGAAGAAACAAAATACCTGCATTATGACCTTAACGCCTTTGCCGAGCTGGAAGAAATTTACGGCTCAATTGACGGGGCAATGAATGCCCTTTCACAGGGCAGTATAAAAGCAGTTATAAATATATTAAGAGCGGGGTTACTTCACGAAAATGAAAACCTTACCGCAAAAGAAGTTGGCAGGATGTTTGACCTGTCCTGTATGCAGGAAATAGGCGGACTTATAAACCGGGCAATTACACAGGCAATGCCCGAACAAAAAGAGGAAACAAAATCAAAAAACGCCTAGGGCCGGATCCGAAAAACGCTAAACCTGATAAATGGGACTGGGTCTGGCTGTATTACTGCGCAACCATAATTTTAAAAATGCCGGAACGTGATTTCTGGCGAATGACCCCGAAGAAATTATCAGTATTAATGGCAAAATATATGGAATCATGCGGATATGGCGAAAAAGCCCTTCAGGAGGAAAATGAAAAGGCTTTTAACCAGTTGATGCAATTATAAACTATTTACGCTTATTAAAAACGTTTTAAGGAACACATAAAATGAAAAGACCTGATGAAATATCTGAATTAAAAAAATCCCTGAAAATTTTAAAACAAAACCTTGATAAAGACTCAAAAGAATTATCCAAAATAGTTGGCAACACAACCAGTGCTATGTCAACCAATTTTAAAAAGTTAAATAGCCTGGATTTGTCTGTAAACACTAAGGGTTTACAAACTTCTCTTGATGAATTACAGACAAAATTCAAAAAAACTTCAACCGAAATGAGTAATGTCTTCTCTCAAACCCGCAATATTACCTCTGAGCTAAACGGAATCAACGGATTTATCCGAAATTCAACCAGTCCGGGCGGAGGAGCTTCTGCTGAAGAACTGCCGGAAGATTTTTTGAGCAGGATTATAAAAAATAAGTTTCCAAAAACCGCTCCCTGGGTTGATCTGATAAATGAAATTTTCAAGGTCCCGCAGTTTGCCTCCGGCGGAGTTGTCCCGGGCAGGTTTTCCCAGCCTGTGCCGGTTATGGCGCACGGATCAGAAATGGTCTTAAATCCCGGACAGCAGGCTAATCTGTTTAAAATGCTAAACGGGCAAGCAGGAAGCAAACAGGAACCCAATTATGTCTATGCCCCGCAAATCAGCACCGGAGCTTCTGCAGGTGAAGTGTTTGATATTCTTAACAGACACAGCAGGCAGTTTTTTTCTATGGTTGCAGAAGGGGTGCAAACCGATACAAATCTTAGAAACGCTGTAAGGAGTACGCAATAAATGACAGCTACATTTGATTATCAGTATAAAAAGGCTTATCAGGTGAGTTCCCTGTGGAAAACCCTTGTGGATGACGTGTATTCCGGAGGCGAGCAGCGCCGGAACATGTGGTCATCTTCCCGCAAAAAATGGGTGCTGGAGTTTTCCAAGAATGACACAGATACAAGCGCCATAATGGCGTTTTTTAATTTCAGGAAAGGACGTTATGAAGCGTTTTACTGGACATGGCAAGATACTCACCCCGCAACCGGGGAAAAAATGGGCGGGGACGGACAACAGTATACTGTCAGGTTTGACCAGGATGAGCTTAACATGGAGCATCTGGCTCTGGGATACAATAATTTTCAGTTAACACTCGTTGAGGTAACCGAATAATGAGCAAAGGTTTAAGCGGCAACCAGATAACAGGAATAGGAAAAAACCAGGTTAAAACCCGTATACTGCTAACTATTACGCTAAACAATACAGCACAGGATATAATCAGGATAATAGAAAATGATGTTTTAACCAGCTATGAATACAACGGGGAAACCTATCTTGCGGCCATGGTCAAACGTGGTTCCATTGAAAGCAGGATGGAAGGCGGGCCGCAAAAAGTCAATATACAGATCAGCAACATTAACCAGGCATACAGCACTATTATCGCCAATCAGGGAGATGTCCTCACCAATTCCCGCTGCGTGATAGAAGAAGTTATATTTTATCAGGATAAAGATCTGCTGGAACTGGAAGACGATTCTCAACTTCTTTTAGAAAACGGTAATTATCTGCTTTTAGAAGAATATGACCTTGTAATTGACAGCCCGATTAATATTTTTGAGGGATTTATAAATAACATTAGGCTCACAGAAACCGAGTTTTCTTTTGATGTGGAGAGGATCCTGGGCGGGTATTTCACGCAAAGCCCCAACACAACCTATGATGTGAACTGCCAGTGGGCGTTTAAAGACGAAAGATGCCAGTATTCCGGCGAGGAAACCACTTGCGACAAGACATTTTCTTCCTGTCAGACAAGGAGTAATGAGGCCCGATTCGGGGGATACCCGTCTATTCCATCAGAACTGGTTATTAGGGGATGAATTTAAACAACTTATACAGGCATACGGGCACATATAACCCGGAGTTAGACTGTTTATATCCGGTGTATTTGCTTTACCCGGGGATTCCCGAATATGAATTAATCCAGGATGAGGCCTATTTTAAGCCGTTAATTGAAAAGCATTTTCGGGGAATAAACCCGAATGAGCTTGAATCGGGGGATTTACTGGTTTTTAAAATGTTTAACGGGTTTCATTTCGGGATATATGCAGGTGAGAACAGATTTTTTCACTGCTGTAAGAATCATAATTTAAGAATATCAAGATTATCAGGTTACAAAAAATTTTTAAAGGATACATATAGATGGTACAGGCAATAATAGGCGCAGTTGCAAGCATAGGCGGAGCGGTTGCCGGGGCGGCCGCAACTGTCGGAACAGTTTTCGGGACTAATTTTGTAGGGACATTTGTTCAGGCGGTATTTACTGCAATTGATGCTCTTACCGCCAAGCAGGAAAGCTCTGTTAAAGGAGACACGAGCCCAACCTATACATTTGGCCAGCTGCAAACCCAGGTTTCCAACCTGCTGCCCCGGCCCTTAATTTACGGCCAGGTAAAAGTTGCGGGCAACAAAATCTGGCAGACCGGGGAAAACACCTCTACAATCAAGCAAATTGTGTGTTTATGCGAAGGGGAAGTTAATTCCATTTCCTCAATAAAACTTAATGACTACGATATAAACACACTTTCAGGCTGTTCTTACGATGCATATACCGGAACCGGCACTCAAAACATAGATTCCAGAGTCCCTGGCGCAACACAGGCGGACAAAGCAGCAAAAGTGGGCGGGCTAAAGTATGATGCTTACCTTGCCGTTACAGCCCGGGCCTCTAAAAAATTATCCAGCTCCGGGTTCAATACCACCTGTATTATAGAAGGGCGCAAAATAAGGGTTTATTCAGACACAGAAACTTATACCACAACATACAGCAACAACCCGGCCTGGTGTTTACTAGACTTTCTCACCTGCTACAGCGGTTGCGGGATTTCTCACGATGAAATAGATATCCAGAGCTTTTTAACTGCCGCTGCTTACTGTGATGAACTGGTTGACGGGCAAAACAGGTTTTCTTTAAACATAATCCTGGATGCTAAAAAATCCCGCCTTGACTGGCTTAATGCTATGCTGCTGGTTTGCAGGGGTTATATATTATATCAGGACGGCAAAATTTACCTTAAAATAGACCGCTCCGGCATCAGTTCCCAGAGTTTTAACAGCACTAACATTATAACAGGCTCGGAAAAATTCTGGAGCACACCACGGGAAAACAAGTATGACATCATAAAAGTCCAGTTTATTGACCCGAACAACGAATATGCCCGGGTTTTTGCCGTTGCGGAAAACACGACCTACAGCAATGAACAGCCTATAGTCAAGAACGTGGAAGCGTTCGGAATTACCAATTTTAAACAGGCATCAAGATTAGCCTGGTTTTATCTCAATGAGTCCTCCACAACCAACAAGTTTATATCATTTTCCACTACCAAAGAAGGATTGGACAGGACTGTTGGCGATATTATAGACGTTACCTCCACAGTAATGGGGTATGAAAGCAAGCTGTTCAGGATAATTTCAATGACTGAGCTTCAGGAAGGACAGATAGAAATTACCTGTAAAGAATATAATTCTAACCTGTACAACGATACGGTAGGAAGCGTTGCTCCAAGTATTGATGTAATAGATAATACCAATACTTTTAATACCGCAGTTACAGATGTAACAGTACAGGGGGATATTGATAACGATCAAACCAAGGTTTTACAGGATTTAATAGACAATTTAAGCGAAGAAACCGGCGGCACTCTTAATATAGATTCTTCAGAAACAGGAGTGTATCTTAATGCGGCATTAAATGTCAAATCCAACGTACATGTTAACTTTAAATGCCCGGTATTCCTTGGTACTTACGGGCAATTAAGAATATACGGCGGTTTTGATGAAACCCCTTCTGATAACCTGCCCCAGGTCCGCTCTGACCTTACCGCAGGCACAAAAACAATATATTGCGGAACCGGGGCAGAGTCCCTGGCCAGCAATTATTCTGTAGGCGACCGGGTAATTATCCGGGGAATGTCTGACGGTAACGGACAGGCCATAGAGATTCAGGAAGCCACAGTGGCTTCTGTGGACACCGAAAACAACAACATCACCATAGAAGAAGACCTGGAATATTCTTTCAGGGCAGAATATCCTTCCGGGGATTATGAAGCTAACTTCGGGGTGGTGGACAGGACGTATATCACTTTTATAACTTTTACCACTCTTTCCGCAAATGCAAACAGGGGAGAAACTTCTATTAGCATCAATGATGCTTCAGGGTTTTCTGCAGGGGATTATCTCTTTTTTGGGGATAACAAGACCCCCTCAACTCTTGCCGGGGAATCCACCAATACATACAGACACGAAGTTAATAAGGTTATTAGCATATCCGACACAACTATAAGCCTTGAAAATGCGCTTTGTCACGACTATTCCACCAGTTACAGCGCTTACATAACCAAAATGAATATAGTGGAAAACGCCAGTATTAAAGGAGCCAAAGTGAATTACAATGCTGAGCCGGATTCCTTTACCATTAATGCTTTCACCATCGCTTATGCTAAAGACTGCTATATCAGGGATTGCCAGGTGGAAAACGAAGGAACTTATACCAGCAAAGGGCACGGGTTCAGGGTTGACCGCAGTATTAACTGTTCTGTGGAAAACTGCACGGTATTTGCGCCTGAACATGTGGATTCAGCAGAAGGATACGGATTCACTATCTACCGGGCAAACCATAACACCATAAACAACTGCCGGGCTTACGGGTGCAGGCATTCTTACCTGCTGTTCCGGGGGGCAAGCAACAACCGGCTATCAAATATATTATCAATTAACGCCCGGGTTAGTGATCTGGATTTTCACGGCGGGGATGAATTTAATAACGTTATAGACGGATTTACCATTGTCGGCGGGGATCAGAAATACGGAAGCAACCTGAGCGCAATTAAATTCGGCAATGAATACCACGTTACCGGCTGTTATAACAATATAGTCAGAAACGGGACTGTTTCCGGATACAAAGGGTACGGGATAGACCTGGTCCCGGTTTCTCAAAACAACCTGGTCGAAAATGTAACCTTTAATAATATTGACCAGTTAATACGATGTGTGGATTTAAGCAGAGATGGAACTCTTGTTGCATCAGATAATATAATTAGAAACTGTGTTATAAATACAATAAATACTGATCTGGGAACCATTGACAGCACGGTTAACGGCGGAAATTCGCAAATAGTTGACAATTTGACCATTGAAAACTGTTTATTTAAGAAGATTGACACTTATTTCAAGACCTTTAAAAACACCACTAACTGCAAAATCCTGGGGAATACCTTTATTGACGGGATGGAAAACATAACTGACCCCTGGTTTATTGATGCAAATAACAGCGATAACCTTTTAATCTCCGGAAACAGCATTTATAAAGGGACTAAATTTGTTAAAATAAAGGATTGTACAGGGTTTATATGCAAAGACAACAGGTTATCCGACTTTTACGATACCGTTGTACTGGACGATGTTTCCGGTAATAACAGCTATATATTTGAAAATAATGATATAGAAGGCTTTTCTGAAACCTATGAAACATCCCAGGGCGGTTCTGACTGCGGGGTTTTAATCAAAAAATCCCATCTGCACTCTGAAACAATTACTTCAGAAAAGGTTACTATCTCCGGGATGAACATTACGGAAATGATTCCGTTTGATGGTTCCACTCCTGATATATCAGAAGGTAAGGAAATTCTTTCCTGTGTTTACCAGCCCAAAAACAGCAGGGCAATATTAAAACTGGAATGTGTGGTTCCTGCTGTGTATACAGATACTTCCACAAATGCGGTTTTATCTTTGTTTAAAAATACCGGCTGTATTGGAGCAACAGGAATTCGCCTGCCGAATACCGGATCATCTTCCGGGCATTTTATCCAGCTGACAAAGGTTATTGATATTACCTCCATCAGCCCGTTTGCTCTGTCAATGAGACTGGGCACAAAATACAGCGGACCGATTTTAACCGTGGGAGACAGGTTCAATGAACTGGGGCTGCCTTACCTGATAATAACTGAAACCGGATATTCAGAAATCACAGATAATTTGTATACCGAGGATTTAAGCGGGTTTATCATAACAGAAACCTATGAACATTTAATTAAGGAGTAAAAAATATGTCCAATCAAAAAATTACGCAGCTAACAGAACTTACCAGCGTGGATTACCAGGATGTCACTTATATTGTTGATGATCCTTCCGGCACACCTGCAAGTAAAAAGAGTACCGCCCAAAACCTGGTTAAAGGCGGAGCATCACAGGGGGCAGTTTCCGGGTTAATTGATACCAATTTAACCAGTTCAAAAGCTCTGGCATCAGACGCTTCCGGCAAAGTTACCGCCAGTTCGGTTTCTGATACGGAACTAAGTTTTTTATCCGGAGTAACTTCAGCCATACAAACCCAGCTCAATGAAAAACCCAAGTGGCACGGAGAACTTGCATCTGATCCCGGAAGTCCGGCATCGGGCGATATGTACTACAATACAGGGGATACCAAAGTTTATATTTACGTAAACAGCAGCTGGACAGCACTCAACTAATTTAAGGGGGTTAAATATGGATTGGTTAAACCTGATGCCGCTTCCTGTTGCCCTTGGAATGGTGCTTTATGTCAACCATATACTGGAAAAGCATGAAAAAAACTGCCCGGTGCATAAGGAATTAAGCGTTATAAACAAAAAAATTGACCTGATTTTAGACCACCTACTGAATAATAGAGGTTAAATTAATGACAATATGGGGAAAAGTAAAACATTTTCATCCTAAAGAAAACTGGGGAGAAAGCTCCAGAGTTAACGGCATGCTGATTTTATTACTGGACAAAATAACCGGGGAAGTAAAAAAATATTGCTGGCGGGAATATAAAAGGATTTCACCGTGTATTATTCATTGTGCTTATGAAACTTCCGGGCACTCCGTTAATTCACAGCATTATACGGGGAATGCAGCTGATTTTCATTTTGAGAACATCAGTGCAATAAAGGCTTTTGAATTAATTTTAAAAGTTTTAAAGGATTACCAGATGGATGAATTTGTAGGACTTGGGGTCTATCCGGACTGGTATAAACCGGGATTTCACCTGGATGTGCGAGGTTATAAAGCCAGATGGTCACAAGTTATAGGTAAATACAGGCATATAAACGAGGGGTTAGAAAAAATAAAATGAAAGGAATTAAAAGATGAATTTTTTCAAAAAAATAATAAATACTATCATTATGGTAGAAAATGAATTTAGTGATAAACCGGTTTCCGGGGATATTAAAAAACAAAAAGTGATTGAAATAATAAATAAACTAGTGGATATACCAGTTGTTCCGGAATTTTTAGAAGAAAAAATATTCAGTATAGTAATCGACTTAATTGTATATATTTTTAACGAATATAACTTGTTTGAAAAAGTGTAAAACCTTTTATTCTAGCTAAATAGCTGGCCTTAGGGCCAGCTTTTTTTGTTTACATTACTTTTATTTGCCACCACTTTTTATTTAATTTTTCTTTTAATTCTTCTTTTTCCCGCTTAACCTTTTCCAGTTCAAATTGAAGTTCAAAATATCTTTCCTGCCAGTATTTTGCATCTTTTTCCTTTGTTATTAAATTATCAGTTAACAATCTAACCTGTCCAACCTGTTCCGCATAGCTAATTAACTGATTTTTTGAATCTATAAGTTCATTTACCAGTTTTTGTATTACCTCTTGCGACCCGTTTTCATTTATTTGTTCAATTTCACCCTCTATTGGTTCATTTTCATAAATTTCACCAGATTTAATTTTTTCATCTGGCTTAGCATGCTCTTTTAATAACTTTTTATATAAATCTTCAGATATTACAACGGTTTTAACCCTTCTTCCATGCTCATTTAACTCTTCTGTTAACTTTATTTTATCTTTTAATTTTTTATCTTGAACCAGCTTTTTAACTTTTTTAACCGTGCCATTATAAGACATATTTAAATCATCGGCAAGTACTGTTATGGTAGCTTTTTTCAC